ATGAGAATCCTTGAAGAATTTTGGTATGGCAATATCGAGCCAACTGAGTATGATACATCTGCTTGCAAAGAATACAAGAAGCTGTTGGAGCTGATATGCAGGAATGAAGAGAAGCTCAAAGCCACCATAACAGACGAGCAAAAAGAACTGTTTGATAAATACTCAGACTGTGTGCGAGAATATCAGTCCATCACCGATTACTTACTGTTTCAGAGCAGCTTTAAGCTCGGATCAAGAATGATGTTGGAAGTCATGGAAAATATACCGTTTAACAGTTGATAAGTTAGGAAAATTTACTTTATACCGCTTCAAAAGTGTATGAAGTGGATTTTTTTGTTCACATTTTCCTCGATTCTATTGGCTTTTTTAGCTAAATATGATATCATTATATCAAGATATAATGATATTATTTATGCTGCAAGAAGGAGGTGCAGTTTTGAGCGACCGAACTAAACAAGTGCAGTTCAGAATGCCAGAAGAACTGCATACCGACCTAAAAGCAGCACTGGCATACGATAGAAGTAGCTTTGCAGATTTTTTCAATAAAGCTGCGGAGGATTATCTGTTAAAGCGAGAAAAAGAGCAGCAGAAAAAATCTAAGAGCAAAAATGGAGGAGCTAAAAATGGCTGATACAAAGGTAATTGTAATCCCAGAAGGAAAAATTTGTGACTATGTTGACGGAAAATTCCGTAACGACACCCCAGAGGAATATGTGCGTCAAACCATTGAAAAGCGCCTCGTGAACGAGCATAAGTATCTGCTTAAGCAGATACGAATCGAGTATACTCTTCAGATGGGATCAAGAAAGCCTCGTGCAGATATTGTCATCTTTGATAAGGATTGCACAGAGCAGACGCAAGAAAACATTAAAATTATTATTGAATGTAAAAAAGAAGCTGTCGAGGCACGCAATGCTAAAGAAGGTGTGGAACAGTTAAAAGCATACATGTCCGCTTGCCTTAATTGCGAATGGGGAATGTGGACAAATGGCCGTCAGAAAGAAGTCTATCGTAAGGTCAAAAATGAAAAAGGCCAGATAGAGTTTATGGATTATAATGATATTCCCTCTGCAGATGGCAATCTTGAAGATATTAACCGGCCTAAGCGTACGACACTCAAAAATGCCTATGACGATAATCTGCTGTTCACATTCAAAACCTGTCATAACCACATTTATGTGAATGATGGCTTGCAAAAACAACCTGCGTTTTTTGAATTGCTCAAGGTTATTTTCTGCAAAATCGAGGACGAGAGAAACATTCCTAAGCCGCTTGAGTTCTATGCAACGTCAGAAGAACGTTCCAATCCTGACGGTCAGCTCACCGTTAAAAAGCGTATCTCTAAAATCTTCGATCAGGTTAAGAATAAGAAAAAATACAGGCTAATTTTTGATGCTAATGATGAAATCAAGTTGTCTCCTCGCAGCTTGGCCTATATCGTCAGTGAGCTTCAAAAGTATAGTCTGCTCAATACAAACATCGATATCAAGGGCAAGGCATACGAGGAAATCGTTGGAGCCAACCTTCGTGGTGATAGAGGCGAGTTCTTCACCCCAAGAAATGTCATGAAGATGGTTGTAGAAATGATCAACCCTGGTGTTGATGAAAAGGTTCTGGATAGCTCCTGTGGCACCGGCGGCTTCCTTGTGAATGCTATGACTCATGTCATTGAAAAACTTGAGAGACAGTTTGAAGAGGAACTTGGAATGCCCAAAGCCAACTGGAGTAATGAGGCAATCAATACTTTCAGAGACCGGATTTCTGAAATGGCTAAATCCAATTACTTTGGCTTTGATATCAATCCTGATCTCGTCAAGGCAACGAAGATGAACATGGTCATGAACAATGACGGTAGCGGCAATATTTTGCAGTCTAACTCCCTGTTGCCACCACATGAATGGACAGATGATTTCCGTTCTAACTTGGCTGAAGCGTTAGGCATCGATAAATCTGCTATCCGTAATCACAAAACGATTGAGTTCTTCAATGTGATTGTAACCAACCCGCCTTTTGGCAGCAAAATCCCGATCAAAGACAAGGCTATCCTGGAACAATTTGAACTGGCGCATGTTTGGGAAAACGATAAGAAAACCAACACTTGGGCAATGACTGAGCGTCTGCAGGCATCCGTTCCTCCAGAAATTTTATTTGTAGAGCGTTGCACTCAGCTGCTTGTTCCAGGCGGGCGTATGGGTATTGTTCTGCCTGATAATATTTTGGGCGCACCAGGTCTTGGTTACATCCGAGAGTGGCTTATTAAAAACCATAGAATTATCGCCAGCGTAGACCTTCACGTAGATACTTTCCAGCCGAGAAACGGCACTCAAACTTCCGTACTGTTCTTGCAGAAGAAAACGCAGGAACAGAAAGATGCCGAGGAAAAAAGCGGTACGATGGCTGATTATAACATCTTTATGGCCATGGTAGAAAAGGTTGGCCACGACAAGCGTGACAATCCTACATTCAAACGTGACAAAGAAGGAAATGAGATTCTTGTTCCTGACACTAATAGCGTCCTTGTGCTTGGTGAAACCGGCGAAGGCGATCGCACGGTATCTCATGAGCAAAAGAAAAAGGTCGAGGATGATCAAACTCCGGATGTACCTGCCATCTTTGCAGAGTGGAAAACTAAGGAGGGATTAGCATGGTAAATGATAATTTGGCGTATCAAATTACGGCAAATCCCGATTCAGAGGTGGTGATTGACGAGGCACCGATTAAATGGTGTACTGTATCACTTTCAGAGGTCATCGAGCGAGGAAAACGCTTAGAAGCAAGCGTGTATGATGTTGAAGCAAAGCAGGCTCGGGAGGTCATTGCAAATGGTAAATATCCGCTTACTGCACTTGGTGGTGCAGATGGAATGACAACATCTTATACTGGAGCACGATTCAAGCGAATTTGGGTTGAAAAATCCGATTATCCAATCTATCAGCCGTCCAGCATTATGGATATAAAGCCTTCTCCAGATGGATATATTTCCGCACTAACCGACACAAATATTGATGCATTACGAGTAACCAAGGGACAAGTCCTTATGACATGCTCTGGCACAATCGGAAAAGTATCTTTTGTTTCGAATACGATGGATAACATGATCTTCAGCCATGACCTTTTGCGCATAAACTGTAATAGGCCGGGTGATGCAGGATATGTATATGCATACTTAAAAAGTAGAGTCGGAAATAAAATTTTACTGACAAATAGCTATGGTGCGGTAATTACTCATATTGAGCCTGAACATCTTGCGACCGTTCCAATTCCAGATGCCCCGGATGCACTCAAGCTGAAAATTGGCAATTTGATTACCCGCTCGTATAATCTTCGTGATGAGTCGAATGCCTTAATTGATCAAGCAACCAAATTGCTAATTGAAGAACTGAGACTACCAGCAATTGAGGACTTTGAAGTTGATTGCTTTAAGAAGAATGCACCGGTAGAAACATTTAATGTGAAATTAAGCGAAATGGACTATCGCTTGGAAGCATCTTACCATGTTCCGATTGTTGATGCAATCGTAAAGCACTTAGAAAAGTATGCGGCAGAAGTAACGATTGTTGGTGATAAGAGAATTAGTAAGAGCGTCTTTTTGCCCGGTCGATTTAAGCGAGTGTATGTTGATGAGGGATATGGACGAGTATTTTTTGGTGGAAAACAGTTATTCGAGCTTGATCCCACAAATACAAAGTATTTATCCATTTCTAAGCACGACAAACGGATGAAAGAGGAACTTGAACTCAAAGAAAACCTTATTCTAATTACAAGAAGCGGTACAATAGGAAAGACCGTGCTTGTTCCTAAGCATTGGGAAAATTGGGTTGCAAGTGAAGATGTGTTGCGCATCGCTCCAACAAATGAAGAAATGGCAGGATACCTTTACATTTATTTGTTGTCAGACTATGGCGCAAAACTTATTGAACGATGTGCTTATGGATCTGTTATCTCGCATATTGATGATACGCATATCTATAATCTACCCGTGCCCTTGCTTAAAAATTCTGAGATTCAACAGAAAATCAATACCCTTGCGCTTGAGGCTAACCAAAAACGCTATGAAGCCTACAAGTTAGAGCAAAATGCGTTGGAAATTATGGATAAAGAAGTAATATACGCAAAGTGAGGTGATCCAGAATGCCGGGATATAAAGACTGGATAGATGCAATCGACATAAAGGTTGACTATTTTTCTGCATTTATGAAAGCCTGGATTGCCTTCAATGCATGGTATAACTTTAGCGGTGAGGTCCCTTCTGGAAGCGACAAGGATTGTATTGAATATATCGCAGGACAAACAAACAGATTTAAGACTTATATGATGAATCTTATTAATGCAGAAGATGCAGATGGAAGTGCATATCGTGAAAATATTGCAAAATTGCATGGGGCACTTCTTCATGCGGCAATTACTACACAGGAATACATAGGTGTTCGACAGTCGGTTTCATTTGCAGAAGTGGCGGTCAAAAATGCAAACACACTCACGCGAAAAGATTACTATCAACACCATTATGAATGCTCAAGAGGACGTGGGAAAACAAAAACCGTAGTTACGGTAAAATCAACAGGCGCTTCAGTATTCAGCTTTGAGCTTTGAGCAGGAAGGTTATGATATAGAGGTGCTTAGAGAGCAATCTGATTTTATGCATTTGACGTCTACACAAAAATCAAAATGTGAGGAATGCTATAGAGAACTGACCCCATATCGCATTACCAGCGTTCTTGCATCAGGGCAGCCTACAAAACAAATCGGAGCATATAACTTTGTAAGTAGCGCCGGAAAGATTAGTGAAGCTATAGTAATAATACTGTATATGCTACGCTGTTGCCTTGCACATGGTGATATATCTCCGGATGAGTCAGCAAATGAAGTATATAAATATGCTTATGAAGTGTTGTGTGCACCGCTTAGAAAGCTAAAATAAATAACAAGTCCCTGCTGGTTAATAATTTCCAGCAGGGGCTTACTGTTTACCTGTGTACACCCATGATATACAAATTGTTTCTTCGAATTTCTACGCAGATTGCATAGAAGTGATTTTGACTTCGACACAGGTTGTGTCGAAGTTGGATTTCGGACTTCTGTCCACGTTGGACAGAAGTTAACTTTTTCACTTCCGACCAACTTGGTCGGAAGTCCGTTTCAAACTTCACGCCAAGTTGTCGGGGAGTTGATGCTGAAAATTCTGCCCAAGTTGAGCAGAATTCTTTGAGATATATTTCGTGCCATGCTGGCACAAATTTTGAAATAGCAGAGCCGACCGCCCAAGTCAACGGTCAAGATGAACGGGCTACGCCCGCCGTTGACAAGTGCGTTCGTCCCCGCTAATGGGCAGACAAGGGGCGATAGTAAAAAGTGCTGTCGCCCCTATTCACAAAAAAGATACAACTGCGACGGCAAGTATTTCCTATGAAAATCTTGACAACAACGGTCGATATCTGTATAATTAATAATTTTGCTACTCTATCTGCGGCTTGCTCCCATCCGCTTTGTATAACTTTTTGGGTCTGTTTACTAATTTTTTCAGCTTCTTTCATGGCTGTTTTTAAATTGGTAATATCCGCTTTTACTGTTACATTTTCTATTTATCTATTTTTCCTTTCTAAAAATCTTCACAAAAAAGGCCGTTTGCTTTCACAAACAGCCCTTTTGTACTTATTTTAACGCCGTTATCCAAAGATCAATTCCAGCATATCCGGAGTATAGGTGATTTGAATTTCTTCCACAATACCATTTTCCAATATAAAATTTATAGTATAGTTGCCAATTTTATGTTTTTTGTTTTGGTACATTTCTTCTATACCCCCCTGCGGCTCCGACCATTCTTTCCACTTTGTCCATGTATATAAATTTCCTTCTTCATCAACATAGGTTGTAATGAGCGTAACCGTATCTTTATACTCCGACAAATTTTCTATGAACTCACCCGCGGTCATCGTGACTAACTCACTTCCTACCGCAACCTGAAACTCGCAATCCTTATAGGCATCCGCAAGTTCACGTACCGTGCTTCCAATCTTTATGCCTCGCTTTGTACTAAGTTCGCGTCCTTTATAATCATACTGCATTTCAATCTCAAAAAAGAATGGGGTATCTAATTCCTCTGCCATGGCGATGCACTTCCCGTCTTCATACACTCCATACTCATCAGTCTGTAACACTCCACTTCCATTGCTGCCGCTGTCTCCGCACCCCGTAAACACTCCCGCCATTATCAATACCGCGGCCACCGAATACAGAACCCTTTTCATGCCGAATCCCCCTCTTTGTATTTCTTACCGCCATTATATCATCCCGCTTTCCCCCTTTCAACGCCATAGCCTTTGCGCCATTTTTAACCCTTTCAGACGTCAAAGAACCGCCTCCCGGTAGTTTCTGTTAATCGCAGACAACGGGACGTTCATTCGGTTGCTTTCATCGGCTATTTGCGAAAATGATTTTTCTACTCTATCTGCGGCTTGCTCCCATCCGCTTTGTATAACTTTTTGGGTCTGTTTACTAATTTTTTCAGCTTCTTTCATGGCTGTTTTTAAATTGGTAATATCCGCTTTTACTGTTACATTTTCTATTTATCTATTTTTCCTTTCTAAAAATCTTCACAAAAAAGGCCGTTTGCTTTCACAAACAGCCCTTTAAATCTATTTTTCTAAACTTTCTCACTTCTTCCATGGCACCAATGAATCCGGATTATACCCTATCATAATACTTTCGATTATATTGTCTTCTATAAGAAAATCAATTTTATAATGTTTAACAATGTAGTCTCCACTTTCGTACATTGCATCTCGTCCCCCGTTCTCATCTGCCAAAGCCCGGAAATCCTGGTGGCTGTACAGCTTCCCGTTGACATCATACGTAAAAAAGACAAGAGCGTCGGCTTCCGCTTCCTTATATTCCGCCAAACTATCAATATATTCAGATGCCGAAATGAAGTCGCCTCCATCATTTGCCGGATGCCAAAATATACACTCTTTGTAAGCGTCTACCAGCTCGCGCACCGTGCTTCCAATCTTTATGCCTCGCTTTGTACTAAGTTCGCGTCCTTTATAATCATACTGCATTTCATTCTCAAAAAAGAATGGGGTATCTAATTCCTCTGCCATGGCGATGCACTTCCCGTCTTCATACACTCCATACTCATCAGTCTGTAACACTCCACTTCCATTGCTGCCGCTGTCTCCGCACCCCGCAAACACTCCCGCCATTATCAATACCGCAGCCACCAAACACAGAACCCTTTTCATGCCGAATCCCCCTCTTTGTATTTCTTACCGCCATTATATCATCCCGCTTCTCCTCCTTCAACGCCATAGCCTTTGCGCCATTTTTGACCCTTTCAGACGTCAAAGAACCGTTTCTGGCGTTCTTTAAATCCATCCATTTTTTCCATACAGGGTTATATTGTGCCTCCATAATTGATTACGATCTATCCGGAAAGTTTAATGAAGGGTTCATCCAGCATTTCCTCTTTTATATTAACCCCTTCTTTGTCCAGCGTATATTGCCTCTCCAAACGGAGGGGTAATTTCTGTATAGTATCACCCCTCCTTCATCCCACCTCGTCAATAAACCATACCTTCTCTGCTTCCGTCGCATTCCGCATCCGCAAGAACCAGTCCAGCCGCTGATTCATAAATTCGTGCACCGGCAAACCGAACCGTTCAAACATCGTATTTGCCATAAAATAAATATCATTGATTATTTGGCGGTTCGTTTGCCCCGCCCTTCGGCGTTTTTTCCCGCTTCCACCCCGGTAAACGCCTCTACCACATTTGCATTGAGGTCACGCCACGCCCTCATTACTTCCGCAAGATCGCATCCCTCGCGCAGCTTGCTTTCCGGCATCTTGAGGTATCCTGCCAGCACGTTCATTGCCGCAAGCCCGGCTTCTTTATCCAATAAAATATTCTTTTCTTTATATTTCTCCGTAAATTCCACCAGTGCAAGCCAATCCCCGATGCACACATTTTTCTTGGTATATTCTCTTCCGTCTGCATTAATTCTGATTTCCTTCATAATAAATCTCCTTTTTATAGTTTATTTAATCTATAGTTCAGCCGTATCCGGCATTGTTTTCAAAATGGATACGCCCGCTCAAGCAATACTCAAACGGGCGCATTTTCTTTTGCTTTATTTAGTTGTCATTTCGTCAGCCCTGTACAGATTCTGCCGGCTCAAAATCCGGATCGGAGAACCAACCCTCCGCCGCATCGGAAAGCGTTGCCAACGTTACGCCCTCCGGCAGTTTGGGATCATTGCTGTCAAGCTGCCGGCGTTTTTTCCCGTCAGATACACGGTTCAATGCCGAGAAGGTGAGCTCTTTGTCGTTATAAGTGATTCCTTCGCCGCCTTTTGTCGCATAGGTCTCCGCGCTCTTGGCAAACTTGCCCTTCAGCACCCATACAAAGCGGTAGGTCCCGTCGGATTTCTGGGAGCGCCAGCCAACCGCCATCTCCGGCGGATTGTCGTTTACGCCCTCCTCCAAAACGCCTTTGTCTGTCTGGTCAATCCCCAGCAGCAGCGCATAATGCTCGGAAAGCAAGTCCGCAACCTTAATAGTCACTGTCGTTGCGCCGTCCGCCGTATTGCTCGCATAAGTGCCGTCGTCCGCGCTGTACGTTCCTGAAAGTGTCGCCGGATCATACCCAATGTTGTTAAGGCCAGGAAGCCGTACAGGTGCTCCGTATTCTACGCCTTCCTCATCATCTTTCACAACTTTCGCCACATAAAGCATGTCTACGCCGATTTTTGGTACAGGTCTCCTCATCTCTGTCATTTCATTCTTCCTCCTTGGTAATTAAATAATTTTTTGCAATTCGTTTTCTTCCCATACTGTCGTCTTCCAATTGCATCACTCCGCTGAATACAGGCTGCACATAAAAATATTGCCGTCCATTCAGCACAATCCCCGACGCCAGTCCGCCGCTCTCCTCGTTTCCGATTACTTTCAACGCATCGTGGGCTTCTTTCAGCTTGCCTCGCGCAAAACCATAATCATCCGTAAATCTGGCCGCAACCTGCAGGCCAGGTGTTTCTGTCCCGGCCGCACAGTTTTCAGCCTCTCCTTCGGTCTCCAGGAGAACGATACAATGATCGGGAGTCTCCGGAAAATATCCGATAAACAAGTCTGTTCCCAGAGTGCCTACGTCTTTTTCCTGTAAATATTCCCCGATATCGTTCAACATCATATCTTTTCCCTCCCCAAAAGAAAATTTCCCGGCGTTTTTCGCGGCTCTTTTTCTTTTCCATTTTTTCCGCATAGCCGGATCCTTTTCTATTCATTTTTAAGATTTTTTTGGCTTTGCATATTCCATTGCCTGTTCACTGTCTGAAATCCCATTCGTCGTTGGATCCGTCAATACCCCGATAAACGATAACGCCGCCATCGCCGCCGTGCCAATCAGGAACGGGTTAGCGAAAAACTTGCCAATACTCTCCCATGTGGTTATATCCGTATAGGAAAGCCCATAATATGCAAACACAGGCGATAGGATTACACCCGCAAGTCCCATCCAAAACTGCGTGCTTCTTGCCCGTACCTTCCAATTGATCTTCATATTCTCCTCCTTTCCGCCTCTATTTCACCTGCAATTTCTTCACATCGTCAATTAACTTCGCCGCCATACCGTTTCCGCCAAGGGCCCTGTATTGCCCAAACAGGTCGTCGAGCGACTCGAGGTTGTAGATATGCACAAAGCCGCGGTCAAGGCACCTGTCGCATATCTCGATGATCCTCTCCCGCAGCAGGCAGCGCATCCCGTTTTTCATGGCTTCGCTTTCCTTTGTGTCCTGTTTCACCTTTGCACGCAGCCGCCCGCCCAGGAACCCAATCACCATCGTGGTAACGGCAAGGAGCACGGACAGCGCGAAGTCTATTCCCTGTGGTGTCATACCATCATTCCTCCTTATCTAACCGGATAGGAGGCATAAATCATGGCCGCAGAATAGACGCCTGCATCCCCCGATTCCGCTCTCAGGGATATTGTTCCTGCCGTATTGATTACTGCCTCCGCGTAGTATGCCGCAGCATTTGAGGACTTCCTGCATATCGCGGCAAAATTACGCGTTATATTAGGCTTTGGGCAGGCCGCGGGCAGTGTCGCAAGTGCCCATCCGTTATTAAGCGTCCCGCGCAAAACCAGGTTGATGTGTATTGTGTCCCCATCCCTCCATATAATATTTGAGTCATCTGTCGTTATCCCTGATGCTGGGTTTGCCGCGTTACTGCCTTCCCACCGGGCGTATTTGTCTTGAGCAAAATAGCTCGCGGAATGCCCGCCCAGTGTTTCCGCATCACGGTAATATTCCGGCGATTCTCCCCCCAGCTTCTCTGCGTTATCTGCCAGTACGGCCCGGTCCACATATCCACGGTCTTCCGTATCGTAAGTGACTTTGTTCATATCCCCATGTCCCGCGCTGTCAAGGCCTCTTTCCAGTTTTCCAATCGCCGCGCTCACTGTGTCCGATGCCGAAACCGCGCCGCCCGAAACCGGCTTGGCATAGCCCGTCATAGCAACCTGCCCTGCCTCTGTTTCCGGATGCAGGATGTCATAACCGCCCGTTGTTTTTACATTAATTCTTACTTTTTTTGCCATATTCTCCTCCTATACTGTCTGGTACCAAAAATCCCCAACTGCCGCCCCCGGGGGTTCTGCCGAAGAAATTATAATTTTTGCTTTCGCATCCGATTTAGTTTCCAGCTTGCCGATCGCCGCTGATACTGTGTCTGTCGAAGATACATCACCCGTTCCCCTTGAGTAGGTCCCGATCTTAAAATCCCCTGCCGTCGCGTCTGTCCCCGCCGTTACCAGTCCTTTGGCGTCATACGTAATTTTTGTTTTGGTTCCTCCCAGAACCGCCGCATTTCCGTCCACCTTTCCGTCCGTCTTTTTTTCAACTTTTCCAATGGCTTCCAGTGCCGTATCCGCTGCCGCTACATCTGCTGCTGTTGCGGCTTTCACATATCCGGTCATTTTGATATCAGCCGCTGTCGCGTCTTCTCCTCCGGTAATCAATCCCTTGGCGTCATATGTAATTTTTGTCTTAGTTCCCGCCGTCACCGATCCGTTGGAAACGACATAATTTCCCGCCGCCTGCTTGCCTTCAAGACCTTTTTCCAGTTTTCCTACCGCGGCATTCACCGTGTCCGCCGCGGCGACTGCACCGCCCGAAACGGGTTTTGTGTAACCCGCCATGGTCAGGTTCGCGCCAGTAAGTTCCACCGCGCCCGTCATCGCATTTACGCTCGCTACTTCATCTGTGTTGTCAATCTTCGCCCATCCCGCAGCTTCGCCGTTGTATACGGCCCAGTCTCCCGTGTTATATTCAATTTCCGAAATGGTTCCGGCTGCGGTTATAATGTAGAAATCTCCTGCAGCCGGATTTCCCGGATAGCCTGCGGCGGCGTCCATAGTTCCTTTATAGTTCAATCCATTCGTTTGCGGCAGCAGTCCTGAAGGGATTTTCCCCGTGGCGTCAAGCCCGGCATATCCGTTTGCTTTCCCTTTGTTCGCCGCATTCTCCGGCGTATATCCAAGCATGTTTTGCTTGTCGTCCAGTCCCTTTTCCAGCTTTCCTACCGCGGCATTTACCGTATCCGACGGCACAATCGTTCCATTCTGCGGCGGTTTCACATATCCGTCCAGATAGACCGATTCACCGTCTGTCCTCGGGTATAGCGTGTCCCACGAGGTTCCGTTCCAGTTTTTCATTACAAATTTTTCTTTTGCCATTTGTTTCTCCTTAGGTATCCAGCCACAGGTTTTCCCTGTTGGAAATCTCTCCCTGTGATACAGTCGCGTTCTTAATAACCGCCGCTCCGCTTTGCGGCGTTTCTGTCATTTCCTGCACCCATATTCCACCCTCCGGCTGGGCAGGCATCGGAATTTCACTCGAATAGGCAAGGTGTATGGGTGCCGCAAGATGCACGTTCAATTTCCCAAGCAAATATTCCAAATTGCTCTGGACCGTCGTTCCCGCACCGCTCTCTATTTCCGCCGCGCCGATGTTTCCCGCACCATCCGCGCCTGCCGATGTCTCCACAAATGCATTATATTTGGGTACAACCACTTCTTTTGTCAGCCTGTCAAATGCCGCCTTCAGGTCGGCGGCGCTGATTCCCTCTTCACTTGGCTCGTCCGGCAGGCTGGCTACATCTTTGTCCTTGTAATCCAGTTCCGTAATCTTGTAATCGTTTAGTGACATATTATTTGTCCTTTCTTTTGTTTATCGCTTTGCTGAATATGTTACTTTTCCATCCGACCATATATAGGCGATTTGCCCTGTTGGAATTCTTTTCTTATCTACTACTTGGGGTTGCGATGCATAATATCCCCCAGTGCTAGCTAATTTTTTGTCTTGCTCTCGCAGTTCCTCTAAGCTATCTTCGCTCTTTTTGCCCTTTATGCTTCTTCCGCTTCTGCCCGAACCGCCTCCACTGCTTGCCGCCCGTTCACGTTCCTGTTTTTCCAGCTCCCATTGTTCCGCCGCACGGCGCTCCGCTTCTTCCTGTAGGTATGCACTCCAACTGTCATTTGCGCGTCCCCATGCGTCCGTTTCTTTTGCCGCGTTGATGTTATTGATATTCGTCCGATAGGAATTATTCAGGTTTGTCAAATTGCTCTGGTAGTCTTGTCCAAGTTTTCCAATCTGCTCATTATAGCTCGACGTTGCATTTCCCCTTGCGTTCTGGTAGGTTTTCAGCAAATTCCCATACGTGCTTTCTGTCAGGCCGCCTTTAATTCCCTGGGAGGCCAACGCCGCAGGCACATCCCGCATTGCTTTCTGTTGGCTGATATATGCGCTGCGCATCGCCTGTTCCCGAGACTTTCCAAGCAATTCCTTATTCATATCAAATGTATTTTTCAGGTCATTTTTGCTCGCATTGTAATTCTCTGTCTCCACGTCGATCTGCCCTTGATATTTTGCAGCTAAGTCATTTAAAAATTGATTATAATATTCGTTTAGTGATGCCATATTGATTTCCTCCGTTCATTTAATCCTGTTCTTGGTATTGAAATGCGCAATCATTTCCTGTAAGCCAAACCCCTCTTTTTCGGCTCCATTCTCGAAGCGGAATTGTGTCGTAATAACCTTCTTCGCCTTTACGGTCATCGCGGCCGTTAAGTTATCCGCATTCGTGTTAAAAGAAAAGCGCTTGAAATCCATATCGAAAAAAGACATGATATCCACATTCCGCGTATCCAGCAATTGCCACGTCCCGTCAATACGGATATACGCCTTAACCGACGAACGCGCATAGGGCTGTAGCCTCACGAAAAGGTGCCGCAGCGTTTTGTATAAATCTCCATAGGAAAAGTCAATCGTTGGCGTTGTCCAATAGGCCCGGATTGCTTTGCCGTCATCCATGTAACTTGCCGATTTCTTCTCACGGAGCATACGCATCACCGCGCCGCCGGCTGTGCCAAACAAAAGTTCTTCTTCTCCGTTCTCCATTCCCCATACGCGCACAGGCATGCTGTCCCAGTAATACCATTCGTACTGGTATTGCTCCGCGCCCTTGCCGTCATAATGCTTCTGCGCCGCATCGGCCACAAAACAAACGCCGTCAGCCGCAATATATAAATATCCGTTGTGCACTATGCCAACCGCGTTTTTCAGGTCATATCTCTTTAATTTACGGTCAATGAGCGCACTTCTTGTCTGCGCATATTTTTCCGCCGTCACCGCATTTGTCGTAATCGCAAATACGCCGTCCGACGAAAGGAACAAATGGTCGTCGCGCAAATCGCAAAAACAATATTTACTAACTGCCCCAACGCCCGCGATACCCTGCCGTACCGAATAGACAATTTTCTGCTCTTCGTTTACTTCCCTCATTTCGCCGCTCATCAGGAACGCCGTTGCGTCCTGGTAATTATTTTCCTTGATGATCACGAGGTATTCGCCCGATTTTCGGTAGCCCATAATCGCCGTGTTGTCCTGTCCGATCACCGCATAATTGATGTCCGGAAAATAGGTCGGATCGGATGGCTGCGAATAATAGTGGTAATTTACATTCTCTTTATTTCCCGTCAAAAACGCCTGGTCATAGCTGGATAGTCCAAACAACGTCTGCACTGTGCATAACCCGATATGATCCGCATATCCCTTCACGGTTTTTGCCGCCGTAATCCGCACATTGTCCGCCCCTTCTTCAGGCGATTTTCCCGGCGCGGTCTTAAAGGTAATCGTCCCCGTTGCCCGATCCACTGTGAAATCCGTTCCTTCTTTTTTCACAACCCAATTTCCGTTCGCATCGAGGATTTCCGCTTTCACCGCGTCCGTGTCCAGCGGTGAAAAATCCAATACAAAAGTCTTTTCCTCTGTTTTTTCTTGCGTTACCAAAAACGAATTTTTTCTCCATTTGTTTAACCTATTCGCTGGCTCATAGGCTTCCCCTCCCTGGTCTTTGGCTCCCGGATTACGGGAAATGACCGTCGTGGGAATATAAGTGTCCGCACTGTTTAACGTTTTTTCCAGCGTCGTTCCGTCGCACCAGTAATAACTTTTCCCGTCCAATATCCACAGCTTGGAAACCATCTCGATTGTCCCGTTCTTCTGAACTGGAACGCTCATCTGGAATGCTGTTGACCGTTCATCATTCATCTCTTCCGAAAGTACGGTATCTTCTTCCCGTGTATTGCCACGCAAAATAAATTTTTTACCAGCATGTACAAATTGATATCGTTTTTCTGCTGTCGCAAGTTCGAATAATCCATTGATCCGTTCGTCGTACTGTGCAATCTTTTCGTACCCAAACCGTTTCACAGGCTGCCCGTTCTGATCGGATATCATGTTCAGCATATCGGGCGACCTTTGAATATTCACATTGCCGCTGTAAGTCGAAAAATCTGCCCCTTTAAATTGATTAATCACAATCCGGCCCGGTTCTTTTCTTTGCGGTACGCTTACCGTTTTCATTTCTGCTCTCCTCCTTTCACCCGGTGCATTTCAGGCAAAAGCGCACCGTTCTGCTTCCGCCCCTCAAAGCCATCCTGTCGTGCATACATACTGTGCGTTTCCCGCCCGGGTCGTGTCGCTCCATAGGGCCTCCAATCTCTGCGCATATTCATTCCATAACATCGATGAAATCGAGGCGTCGTCATCCTTAAACAGCGAAGACGCCATGCATATGGGGATCAAATTCACAGCCCCCGGCGGCAGCTCCGGTATATAATCATCCGGTGTATTGTTCGTAAATTCCTTTGGCGCGGCATGGTAATAAACATTGAATTCCCCTTCAAACGTTCCATCTACCCAAAGGGTATGCCCATCCGGCAAAATCGTGCACGGTATACCGCCGTTTGCATACTCATCTGCAAAACGCATAAACGTCACCTTTCCGTCTTCCCGCGTCAGCTCGCGCAAATCATATTCACACGCTGTTTCGCTCTCCGCCTGTAAAACGGTATATTTACGGATATCCGGTAACGCGCGCGCAATATCATATAATGCAATATTTGCCGCGCCCGGCATTGCCAGGGTATAGTCCTTCAGGTTCCCGTCCGTCGCCGAAATCACGCTTCCCTTTTTGGAATAGGAATACATCAGCTTCAGGCATTCGTCCCTGATCTCTTTCCAAGTCATTTCTTCCGTCCTTTCTTTTACAGGAGCGGAAAGGAGCGAAAATATTTTCGCTCCTTTCACCGCTGCCCGCGCTGTCATGCCGTTGTTTCAATCAGCTTCGTCGCATTCGTGTCGGAGGCAATTCCGCCTACTGCAAACGCGCGCCAGTCGTTGAAGCCCGCAATAAACCTTGAACGTCCTTTCCAGATGTTGTTGTCCGTGTTTTCGTCCACATAGGACTTCACCGCCAGCTTAATTCTGTCGAGCCATACCGCGCCGCCGTATTCCTTGTTGTAGTCGCTGTCCAGCATAATCCATGGCTTGTCTTTGCCGTCTATAAACTGGTTAAGGTACTGCCACGTCACAATATGGAACCTGCCGAATGTATAGTTGAACCCGTTGTTCGCCGTGTTCGGATCTTTGTCCGCGCCCAGCGCCGCAAACAGGTCCTTCTTCAATTTCCAGTCGTTCGGGATAATAATCGTGTCCGGTGCAATCGCAAGCACTTGCCCGTTATCGTCGCGGAAATCCTGCATTTTGCACTCCATCGCCGCAAGCGCGTCCGCCGAAAATTCATCCTGGAAAAGATTGGATTGTACGTCTCCTTTCACTTTTGCGGCATGGTTGTGCGCAAACAATTTTTTGCCGTCTGCGCATGCCGTGGAAAACTTCATTCCGCGAAACTTGATGCTTGTTCCGCTGATTCCGCCTGCCAGAAGCGCCGCGCCAAATTGTTCGCGCGTGCGGTGATATCCGCTCACAAACGCATATGGTTTGCTCCTAAGGTCAATGGTCTTGCTGTCCTCCACCATCTCCTGCGTCACTGTAAACGAATCTTTCCATGTGACGTGCTCGAGGACCTTCTCAAAGCCCTCCTGCATCTCATCCTGCGGATACGCCCCGCCTTCGCCTGTAGGCTGGAACCCGTTCATCGAAGTCAGCCCCGTCAGCTTTTCAGAAAAATTTTTAGATTCCGCCATCATAAAGATGTCTTCCAGCGCCGATTTTTCCTCAAACGCCTCGACCTGGTTTTCCACAAACAGCCTGATCGGCTGCTGGCTTTTGCCAAATACGCTGTCGTTTATACCTGAACTTTCAGAAAATACAATACCTGCCATAAAATAAGTCTCCCTTCACTTTGTTTTTATAGTACCCGGCCATATACGGTTTCCCCGGCTGCCGTTCCTCCGGCGAATCCAGTCACCGTAAATACGCCGCTTGTCGTTGTTGCCGTCACGCGCATTCCGTCTGCCGCCAGCGTAACCGCATCGCCTATTTTCAATGCCGTTCCCGCTGCTGAAAGCTCCGCCGCAAGTTCCATCTGTGGATTCACGCGGATCACCGGCAGGTCATTGAGGTCGTCTGTCCCGCTTTTTGCCATGCACAAAAATACCGGTTTATCTGTTGCGCCGCAAGCTGCCGCCACGCCGTTTGCAAGCTTCAATGCCTGCCCGATTTCAAATGCGCTTGCCGCATTCGGAATAAGCTCGAGCGGTGTCGCGCTCGTCAGGTCATACTTGTGTAATTTCATCTTATTTGTCCCCTTTCGTTCCGTTTCTCAGATCATTTCCTTTTTTTACAACAGGCTTCGCCTTTTTCTTTGTCGTAAAAAGAGCCTCTGCTTTCTGTGTGCCATTGTTGTTAATCCTTCCGGCATATGTGTCTTTTTTCATTGTGTTTCTCCTTTCTTTTCTGTGCCGTTTTAGTCTTATGGTTCCTGTCGGTTCAGTCCCGCCTGTTCCAGTGTGCGAGAATCTCTGCATCCGTCGCGTCCGGATTAATCAGCCGGTACTGTTCCAAAACATCTTGGGGTATGGTTCCGCTGGCCGCGTTTCCCATGCCTCCAAGTTTGCGGAGATGTTCTTTGCTTTGCGCATTCAGCGCGGCGCGTTTCGCAGCGTTCGCGCGCCTCTGCGCAATGGAATCGACGGCATATGCGGCATAAGCACGGTATAGCGGAACGCCCGCCTGTGCCAGCTTCACCATTTCCTGTGCGTTTTCAAGTGCAAAAAAATCGTCTGCCGACCATGCTTCCGCTTCCGGAAAATGTTCGTTCAGCTCCCGCAGTTCTTCCTCAAACCTCTGTTGGCTTGCCCTGTGGGCAAATTCACGCTCCATCGGGTTCGGGGCGCCTCCGAATCCCCGCAGGTTCGTCTCAGCGCTCGCCTGTTGCATTTGCCTGAAATCTTCATAGCCCATTCTCTGCGCAAATGCGTCGTTTTCTTTTTGAAGCCGTTCCATCCGCCTGCGCGCGCTTGCAGCGATCCTGTCCGCCTCATAATTCCTGGGCGTCTTTTCCTTTGCACTGCGCGTATTCTTTCTTCTTTTGCGTTCTTCCGAACGTCTCTGTGCCGCTTCATCGGCCGCAGCCTGTTTCGCTTCCATCTCTTCATGCGTTGCATCCAACGCTTCCGAGATTGCCTCGCCAAATTCCTGGGCGGCGTCTGTCTCATATGGTTCTTCTTCGCCGTTCCATTCCATTACATCCATCTCTTCATGATCCATACTTCTTCTCCTTCTCGCCTTTTTTCCGCTGGGGCGCAGCGTATTTTAGTTGTGGAACGTTTGTTCCCCTTCCCCGTTTCCGCTGGGGCGTGCGTAGTCTTATTCCCGGCAAATCGCTTCGGGATATCATCATCAAATCTTTTTTCAGGCAAATTCGTGTACCGCCATTAAAAAAGATTTGTGATTTGCATTCATGTCAATTTGTGGCGGATTTCATCCACTACATGACTCGCTTCCGATATTTTCTTTCCCGCATAATTCTCGCATTGCGGATTCGCGCAATATTGCCGCTGCAATAAAAAAGCGTCGCCGCCTTCTACGACAACGCCGCCGCTTTCAAGCCTCAAATCATTTCCACATTTCGGGCATCTGTCCATCCTTCTCACCTCCTTTCCTATGTTTTGGGGTAACAAAAAAGAGCCCGGTTTCCCGAACTCTTTTCACTTTTTCCATACTAGCATTATAACAGAAAAACGCAGCCATTCACATGACATCCATCCGACATCTTTCTCACGTTATCCCTGCATCGATTCCTATTTAAGCCCAGCACCCTGCAATATGCGGTACTGCTCGTAATAACTGTTTTCTCCCATCACATAAAGATCCGCCAGCGTCCGCGCATAGCTGCTCACCCCCGTGTCCGTCGCCGCAAGTCCCGCCTGCTTCAGCACGCCCCGAAAATATCTGTTTACAAATCCCACTTTCATGGTATAATTTTATCAGACATTACCGAGGGTTTCGGCGTACGGGTTAATCCCCGTAGAGACTGGACATGTCGTCGGTAATGTCTTTTATTTGTGTAATATCATAAAACAGTTTCCCGATTCGTCCGTTATTGTATCGGTTGTATTTCACGTTCAACCCTCCTCCAAAATATCTTTCTCTTGCCTTCTGGATTTTCCGTTATAATGAAAAAAGGGAGCATATCTCTATGCTCCCTTCCCGGATATTTGTAATTCAATTATCTTTGTCCAAATATTTCTTTCGTTTTGCCATTCGGTCAAAATAATACTGATCTACATCAAAATCAAGACCATAGGCTGCCCTTTCATCTTCCCGCAAATAGTCATGGATAATTGTTAATACTTCCATATAAGCAAGAATTTCTCCATTTACAAATTCACTTTCTTCCTCTTTCAGAAGATCCTCGATCCATTCCTTTACTTCGCTGATTAAATCCAATGCTAATCCGTTCATTTTGTAACTCCCCTCTCTCGTAAAATCCCTTGCATAATAGATGCTTCCTGTGCATTTCGCATTGCATCTTTCTTCCACTTTTTTAAATATCCTAACTGTTCTTTCAAAAGTTTTTGATTCCAATCTTCTATATACTTCTCCGGGTGCGCTATCTTGTCATGGTGCAGCTCCACTTGGTAAACATAACTATTATAGGCTTTATTTACCTGATTGTCTTTCCATTTTAAAGCGTCGGCATATTTTCCATAATGTTTTCCGCCCTCTTTTGCCGTGATATATGCGCTGTCGCTTATCATTATATCACCGTTATCGCCTACTTCATACCATTCGGAATTATCTTGTATGAGTTCCGGCAAAGAATATCCCTGTGGAAATTGACTGTCTCCGTTCCCTCCTTTGCTGAACGCCATCCCTGGCGTGGTCTGCTCCACTTCTCCTCCAGAGAACCGCATCCCCTCCGGCGTCACATATTCCATTCCCGGCCCATAGGTCACGCCGCCTGTCCGTCCCGTGATCTCATCCATCACTTCTTTTCCCAGCAGCTCGTCCAGCAGCGGCGTGCTCGTTCCTCTCTCCTGCGCTGTCATCCTGTTCGTTTCCCGCACGAACTCTTCCCAGATTTTCTCCTGCGCCGCTTTCAGCTTGCTGTTTCGGAACCGGTGCGTCATAATCTCAAGCGCCTGCGCCGCGCTTCCCATAATTGCGCCGCCTCCCGCGCCCAGCGCCATTTCCATCACCGGCTCCCGCACAAAAAACTCCATGTTCGCTTCCCGCGTCGCCTCCGCCTCGCTCATCCCGTTTGCCATAAGCCCCATGCGGTACTGCTCGTAATAACTGTTTTCTCCCATCACATAAAGGTCCGCCAGCGTCTGCGCATAGCTGCTCACCCCCGCGTCCGTCGCCGCAAGCCCTGCCTGCTTCAGCACGCCCCGCGCAAATGCCTCCGCGCTTTCCGGCGCGCTTCCCGCAAGCTTGTAAAACGCCTGTGCCGGAATCGCCGACATCGCCGCGTCCACTGCCCCGCTGATGGCCCCCGCCTGTAACATCTGGTTCACATTTCCGCCCCGTTTTCCGGCGCCATACATCGTGTCTCCCGCCGTCTGCGCGCCCATCAGCGCCGGGGCCGCCGCTGGCCCTGCCGCCAGCACCGGCAGGGTCTTTCCAATCCCAAGGCCCATATCCACAAGCGCCGCCATCTCCGGCGGCAGTCCTTCCACAAGCGCCTCCCGCGTAATCTCTTCGTTGCGCTTCAATGTTCCCGAAATCCCATACATATTCACATTTCGGTGTTCTCCCGTCACCTCATTCTGGATTTTCTGGCCGATCGTCTCTCCCAGCATCCCGAAATTTCCGGCGATCCCGCTGCTTATATTGCTGCCCGTCTCATAGGCGCGCATCCATCCGCTGTCATTTTCCTTCATATATGCCGCGCGGTTTTCGGTCAGAAAATCACTTTTCCGCTTGTCGAGGTCCCGCTCAATCAGCCTGTAAAACGCGTCGGCCTCCTCCGGCGCGCCAATACCGTAATAATAATTGATCGTGTCGCGCTCTTCTTCCGTCATAAAGGCTTCCTTGCGGATAAACGTTCCCGCTAAAAGGTCCCCCCCGCCGATCATTGCCGCTATTTTCCGCTGCTCCGGCGTTCCGTTCTGTGCAAGCCCGTTTAAAAGGTTGTCGTCGTTATACGCTTTTTCATAGTGATTGTCTTCCGCCTGCTTTCCGGCCTCCACGATTGCACGGAACCGCTCCGGGGTTTCCTGTGCCTGCGAAATCTCCTGCGCAATATCCCCCAGCTTGAACAAATCGTTCACCTGCGTTTTTTCAATCCTGATATTCTCAACCTCATCCTGTTTTCTTTTGTTCCCGCTTACCAGCGCGTTGTATTCGTTCCCCGCGGCGATTGCGTCTTCCGCCACTTTTTCAAGCGCCTCCGCCGGAAGGTTCCCATATAATGCCATCGCCTCCTGTTCTGCCCTGTAAAGCGCCTCGTTGTCTTCGTAAAATTGCCGGTCTGCTTCCGCCTGCCCGGCCTTTATGCTCTCGTCATATTGTCTGTTAATCAGGTCACGGGCCGCCTGCGTCCCGCTGTCTGCCGTTCTATTTCGCCTCGTCCCCAGCTGGTTCGTATAATTTGCCCAGTCTTTTGCCTTCTTTCCCGCCGCGGCCTGCTCCGTCATATCTGCAAGCGCCTTTGTCTGGTCGGGAGCCGCTCCCGGAAGATAGCTTCCCGGCGCGGAAGGCAGCGTCATTTCCGGCTCCCACGTCTTTCCGCCTCCCCCGGCCCAGCCCGCCGCCAGTTTTTCCTCGGGCGTCAGCCGCGAAAACGAAGCAATGCTCTCCACAGTCCCCGGCGCATATTGCGTAATTTTCGTCACGTCCGGCGCCGTCAGCCGCGGCGTGGTAATTGGCCCGCTTCCCGCCGCCACATACGCCCCCGCGCTTGTGTCCCGTGTCTTGGTTTTCTGGGCCTGCGTTGTTATGTTGCCCGATGAATCTTTTATCCAGCCTTGCCGCGGCGCGCTTGCGCTGTTTTTCGCTGTTTGCTTCGCCCTTGTGCTTCTGGCCGCGTTTCCCGCCGCCACATATTTCTGCGACGCTTCCGTTTTTTCCTTTTCCTGTTTTCGTTTTAGTTCCGCCTGCTGTTTTAGTAACCGTTCGCGTGCCTTGCGCTGTTCGATCTCCTTTTTTGTGTCTTTCTGTTTCTTCTTGTTCCGGGTCGATCCTCCCGCCGCCACATACGCTCCCGCGCTTGTATTTTTTGCCATTTCTTCTCTCCTTCTATCTCTGCATTTCCATCTGTACGATCTCTGCCAGCATTGCTTTTTCTTCTTCGCTCACAGACAGGCCCTTGATTACCTCCATGGCTGTTTCTGGCTTAAGCGTTCCAAGCTCTCCGATGATCTCCTGCATTTCTTCCTCTGTCATCGTTCCTTCTTGCTCCGGCATTCCTCCCGCCGCGCCGCCAGCGGATCCGGTTTCGCCGTCGGGGTTCCCGGTTTCGCTCGGCGCCGCAGCAAGCTGCTGTCCCGTGCCGTCCGTGCCGCCCATATTGTTGGCGCCTCCGCCCGCGCCCGGCATGGCAAGGGCAAGGTTCGCTCCCAAACCGCCGTCCTGTCCTTCAGGGCCGGGCGAAGCGGCAGGCGTTTCCTTGGCCATCCGTTCAATCTCTTTCTGCCACTCCTTCACCATCTGCTTGGCGTTCGGGTAGTTAAGTCCCTCCTTCACTCTCCAATACCGCAGCATAGAACGCGGATCCTGTGGGTTTCCATATGCGCCAAGTCCAAAATCTGTCCGCAAATCCTCCAGAATAAACTGGCGGTTGCGCTGCGCCGTTCCGTTTTCATCTACCGAAAACAAAAATCCGTCTTCGTAATACCAGTTCCCCGCCTCATCCTGCTCGAGGAAATCGTAACGGTTAAATACCCGTTCCTCCGGTTCCCCCTCTTCGTTTTTCGATGCATAGGCCCGCGGCTCGTCCGCATATGCCAGCATGAATTTGAACATAATTTCATACATCTCCGCATAGGCCGCGTTCTTCATCACCTGCTTGCTGTTCTGCCTCCCTGCCGCCTGCGCGATCTGCGCCTCCTTCGCCCGGCCCGAGGTTGCCGTTGGGTCGGCCTTGCCCTGGAATGTGTCCGTAATGCCCAGCGTGCTTTTCGCCATCTGGTAATATTGCTGTACGGAATTCAAATCCTGCTCCACGTCGAAATTCATCGTGATGGACTTCAGCATATTAATCTGGTCCGGGCTTGTGATGTTAATGGGCTTCACATCCTCATCCGAAAGCGTAATATCCATGTCCTTCGGTTTCGTCAGGTAGGAACCCGCCCCCAAAAGCTTTTTATTTACCTTCGTCAGCAGCTTGTTCGCCGCGGTCTGGAAATCCCGGATCGCGTCGCAGTCCGAATCCCCGAGCACTTGCCCGCGCGCAGAAACATTTTTGCGAATCGCAATCGGAAACCGTTTAGGGTAGTAATATGGAATTTTTGTATGTGCATATTTTGCCCGCTGCTTCCGTTCCATTTTCGGCACGTCCCCTATGGGGAGGCCCATTTCGTCGAATTGCCGTTCAAACATCGGAAGGCCGGTTTCCGGGTCTGTCATCGGTTTCTCATATTCCTCCATCACATACGTCCCGTTTTCCATCACGGGCGATATGGCTGGAATCACCGTCCCATCCGAACGTACGATATCCTCCTTCAATTCTTCATATTCCCGGCTGCGCGTTTCCCATTTTGTACATCCGCAGGCGCACGCCTCTTCGCCAATCGGTTTTGTCCGTCCGCATTCCGCGCAAATCTTGTCCTTGCGCGCTTCGTAATCTTCATCGTCGATCAGCACGGTGTTCCCCGCCCACGAAAAGCATCCCAGCCCTCCGGTTTTGTTGCGGTAATAACAGACAATCTGTGTGCACGTGTCGTTCGAAAGCGTCTGCTCTCCCACCTGCGGATCAACGCCCTCGTTGGAAACGTCCACGCCATACCGCTCGGAAAGCCGCTCCTTCGTATCTTCAAACATCAGGAATAAATAGTCCATATACGGCAGGAAGCATACGCCCTCCTGCGGCACAAATTCTGTTGGGTCAAGCAGCCGCACGTTCAGGCCGCCCACCGTATCATGTGTGCGCAGCGCGTTATCCCATTCCACAAGATAGGCGCTTCCCCCAAGCGTTTTCACGGTGCGCTCGTCTTCGTCGTTCAAATACTCAAACGGCATCCTGTCAAGCTCATTTTTAAGCATGTCCTCGATCACCGCCGCAAGGCGTTTGTTCTTTTCTGTCGGGCGTTTCGGCGTCACCTTGGGCTGCGGAATATAACTGTCAATTTGGCTCTCGATCAGTTCCATCGTAAAGTTCCACACCACGTCCGCGTCCTTCCCGCCGCAAATCGTGTGGTCGCCCTCATATTGCGCCCGGCGGCGGAAAAACGCTTCCCGTTCCTTGCCATAAGCCGCATATGCCGTCTCGTATTTTTGCCTGAATTCCCTTAATCTTGTCCCATCATTCTTTTTCATACGTTTCCATCCTTTTTTTGATTTTTTTGCAACGAAAAAGAGCCCCGGTAAGGGCTCCCCTTGTTTCTTGCTATATTTTTCTTATGATATCATTTTATCATAAAGATGCCGCCGTTTACATGACGTCTGCCCGACATCTTCCGCCGCGTCAAACGCTTGGTTCGCTGGCTCTAAAGCCTTTCTTCCATCGTGCCTTCTGCCCTTCCGGCGCCTTTGCACCCGCATTTTCCCCTGTTTTCCAGACGTTCTTTCAAGCTTCCTTCCGTTTTCCGGCCCGGATTTACCGGAAAGGCTTATAATATCCCTCCCGGCCCGTGTCCGCCGCTTCGCCCCTGTTCGCGCGGTTTTGTATGCCTGCCGCTTTCTCCCGTCCCGCGTCCGTTCGGGGTTCGTAGGCTCTCTTTTTCTCATGAAGCCATCGTCTCCATTGCTCCAATTGTCCCGCATCGTCATAATTGCTTCGTTTTCCGTTCCGAAAACCCGCCCCGCTGGGCTTCGCCGGGAACCCCTCCCCTGAACGCTCCCTTTGGGCGGAAATTGCATTTCCCCCGCGTGCCCCCATTGCTCAAAATTGTTTTGCTTCGGCAATACTGCCGCCTCGCAAAACTGATTTATTTTTGACAATGCCCTTTAGATTGAGATTGTCACCTCCATCTCTTTGGCTCGCCCCCGCGTCGCCGCTAAGTCCGCTTTGTTCCGTTTCCGCTTTTCGCGGAAACTTCACCCGCTTTCTTCGCTCCGCCTTTTCCCCACCGAATCCGCCCCGCTGGGCTTCGCCGGGGCCCCTCCCCTGAACGCTCCCTTTGGCCGCTTCGCGGGCGGAAATTGCATTTCCCCCGCGTGCCCCCATTGCTCAAAGTTGTTTTGCTTCGGCAATACTGCCGCCTCGCAAAACTGATTTATTTTTGACAATGCCCTTTAGGTTGTCACCTCCATCTCTTTGGCTCTCCCCCGCGGCGTCGCGAAGTCCGCTCTGTTCCGTTTCCGCTTTTCGCGGAAACTCCACCCGCTTTCCTTGCTCCGCCTTTTCCCCACCGAACCCGCTCCGCTGGGCTTCGCCGGGGGCCCCATGAAATCCCCTTCCTTCTTCTTTATCTCCATCTCTTTGGTTCTCCCCATAGCTTTAGCAGCTTCTTTTTCTGCGCTTCGTTCGCGCCGTAATAGTCCTCAAACATATCGTCCGTCCATTGCACATATTCGCCCCTGCTGTTTGTGTCCTTTGTCGTTCTCTGCTGGCTTCTGATCTCATTCGCAATCATGTCTGAAAAAAGCAGGTCGTCATGTTTTCCCGCAATTGCGTCCGGCCTCCCATTATCGTCATACACAAACGTCAGCGCTTCCCTCAGTGTTGGAATATCGCTATATAGTTCCGTATGGTTGTTTATGCTGTCCACCTCCCGGTCAATAATCAGCGGCCGTGTATTTCCATCCGTTTTCCATCCGTATTTTTCTTCTATCGTCTTTTTGTAGTCGTCATATCTTCTCCGTACATATTGCTTCGGGTAACGAAGCCGTTGTAATTCCTCGATGGGCGCAGTGTTGAAATTCATCTCCACCCCAATCAATGCGTCGTTATAATATTTCCCGAGACAGTAAAGCTGATGGGTAAACGGCTTCGACTCGTTCACCTGCATATGCAGGGTTGCCACGCGTTCACCGCTCGAATTATCTATCACGGTTGCCGCGTAAAAATCCTTGCCTTCTCCCTTCGTGTCCGCGCCAATCACATACGGTACGCCCGGTTTCGGCATAATATAAAAGCGAATATCCGTGCCGCTCCCAAGGCTGAAACCCTCGATTCTGTCCCGGCTGTCTGCGTCGTGCCAGCGGATGCGAAAACTCCCCTGTACAGGCGGTCTCTTCGCTTGCCTCTTCGTAAGCTCCGCAATCCGTTCCGCTGCGCGTTTGTTGTCAAACACAGGACGTCCGCTCATCAGGAACGCCTCCTCCGGGCAGGACGGATATTCCTGCCGGAAAATGTCCTCATTCCCCCGGCAATTGTTTTTCAGGCACCACCGCCGCCACGCAATCTGTTCATCCGAAAGTCCATACGCCCGTTTCAGCCTCGCTTCCTCTTTCGTAGGCCGCAGCCCTTCTGCGGGCATCGCATATTCCGCATGCTCCCACCATGCGCAAAACACAGGCACAAAATCGTTCCGTCCCGCCACCGCCGCATCCCAGATATCTTTGAAATCGTCATATCCGTTCGCTGTCGATTCAATTACCACCATTGTGTTCGCTTCATTTGGCACAGCCTGCAAAAGCCCCGTAAGAATTTCCGCCTTGTCCTTCGGCCAAAAAGCATACTCTGAAATATGCAGGTTTTGGAATGTGTCCGACCTCCCAATGCTTCCATTCCCCGCAGTCATGCATTTGATCGAACTGTTCCCATCTGCAAAATCAAAAACCAGTTCCTTCGCATTGCTTGCAAGGATCTGTGGCCTGAGCGCCGGGTCAAGATGCTCATAATACCTCTTGCTCATGCGGAACAGGTTGTTCGTCGCCGCAATTTCATGCGTCACAATGCCGCTCGAAATATTTGCCTGCGTCACTGTATCTTTAAAAATCATTCCTTCCGTCAGTGTGGAAAAGCCCATTTGCCGCGCTTTCAGGATAATCGCACGAATCGGCCTTCCGTTTCGGTATTGCCCTGCAATTGCGTTATATAGTTTCATCTGCGCCGCGTTCAGTTTGAAATCGATTAACCGTGCCTTCTTGTCACGTATTTTTAAGTTTTGTTCAATAAACGCCTTCGTGTTGATCACGTTGTCTCTGTTCCTCCTTTGCTATTTAAACGGTGAATCATGTTCTGGCTGTGCTAAAACTTTTCTCCCATCATTTCTTTCAGTTTTGCTTCAAGCGACAGATCGCCCGTCACTTCAACCGCGCGCTCAGACTTATCCTTCCATCCAAAGTTTTTCAGGGCAAATACGTCCCCGCCGTTTCCACGGGCAATCAGCCGCTTTTCATATGCGTTTTCAATTTTCATCTTTGCGCGGCGTACTACGTCTCCATATCCGTCTCGTTTCTGGTAATTCAACAGCGTTTCGCGCGATGTATCCAGTGCAAGTGCAAGCCCCGTCACGGTAAGCGGTTCTCCCGTTTTCTCGCATTCCGCAAAATATGCGTCTACCTTTTCCTGCAAGGCCTTTACACTCCTGAATTTTAGCTTTCGTCCCATAGTTTCTTCCATCCTCATTCCTCCTTTTTTCTATCAAAAAAACCCGGATATCCGGGTTTTTCAAATCTTTCTTCAGTTTCCTTTTGATGCATTATCCCGATGACCGAGATCGCCCCGCACCCCACGAGCGCCATGCAAAGCACCCCTGCTGTCACTGCCGCTAAAATCTTTTTCACTAAATTCATTCTATTAATCATCCAGATCATCCCATATCCCTATATTCGTTATTATTCCATCTTCCACCATAAAGCTAATCCGCAAAGCAGAATCGAAATATTCCTCCATGTGGTTCACCACATAGTTTCCGCTTAATCCATTGTCATAGACATAGGCTAGAAAGCCAGCCGTACTCAATAGTTCTCCATCCTTTGTCTCATGCCGCTCTATTCTAAAATATTGTTCTTCCGTTTCATATTCCCGTATCCTGTATTCCGCCTGCGCTGCGGAAATATCGCAGATATACGGAAGCTCCCCGTTTTCTCGTTGGAGTCCGATTGCAACATCCGGATAGGCCTCTATCACTTCCTCCATCGTGCTCCCGATGCCGATCCCCCGCTTCGTCGTAATATTCCTCCCTCGGAAGTCATATTCTTTTCCCGTGTAATATTCTCCAAAATAACCTGAATAGGGTTCATTAAAAGTAATTCCCCTGTCCATTCCGTCTCCCATTTCTTCCGGCATGAGGATGGCTTTGCCATCCTCATATACCCCAAACTCGTCCATATCCTCCAATACATGCAGGCTCGGATCTACGATAAAATTACTTCTTTCACCGTTTCCCACAAGCATCGCTCCGATCCCCGAGATCGCCCCGCACCCCACGAACGCCATGCAAAGCACCCCTGCTGTCACTGCCGCTAAAATCTTTTTCATCTTCAGTTCGTTTCCCGTTTCAATATAAATCAACCGAAATTCCCAACATGGATACAACCCCATCTTTTATATGAAAATTTAAAGCCCATTCGGATTCAAAATACTCCTCCTCATGATCGTAAACATAATACCGTGATAAATCGTTATCATAAATATAGTCGTAATAACCAGCGCTGCTCAATAACTCCCCGTCCTTTGTTTCATACCGCTCGATTCTAAAATATGGTTCTTCATCTTCATAGTCGCGTATCCTGTATTCCACCTGTGCGGGAGAAACATCAAAAATATACGGCGCATTATCTGAGGTTGATTTTTTTACATCCGGCGCAAGGATACATGCAGTATCCGGATAGGCTTCTATCACTTCCTCCATCGTGCTTCCAATGCCGATCCCCCGCTTCGTCGTAATATTCCGTCCGCGGAAATCGTATTCTTTTCCCGCATATCGCTCCCCCAAAGCATCGGAGTAGGGGATATTAAATCCGAACCCGCATCCTCCTTCTCCTATTTCTTCCGCCGTGAGGATGGCTTTGCCATCCTCATATACCCCAAACTCGTCCATATCCTCCAATACATGCAGGCTCGGGTCCGTAACATAGAATTTTTCCTTATCGCTTTTTGTAAGAAAGATTCCTCCGCACCCCACGAGCGCCATGCAAAGCGCCCCTGCTGTCACTGCCGCTAAAATCTTTTTCATCTTCAGTTTCCTCCTCTGTACCATGGTGAATTCAGGCTGATGTCGATGTACGGCCTGCCGTCATCCGTACGCCCCCGCCCGGATGTTTTGATCTGCTCCGCCTCCGTCATCATATAACCGAGCGGGCTCCAGAACGCTCCCTTGGCTTTCTCCGCGTTCTGTGCGCGGATCCCATCCTCCATTGCCCGGAAATAAGACTCGTCCGTGTCTTCATTCCCAATGATGCGCCCGCGCACCACGACGTCGCCCGCGTTCAGCTTGTCCACAATCGCGCGCGCTTCCTCTTCATTTTTCGCGTAGCCCTCCTGCACCATCAGCACATACAAATGGGAAAGCCCTGTCTGGCTTTCCCTCTCGTCATCAATCGGTATCTACACGTTCTAAAAAAAGTGCAAAATAGATAGGCGCTATACGTTCTCCGTCCTTTGTTCCGTTCTCTGTATCATAGTAAGAGGATACCGCATAAATATACTTTTCTGGATCTCCTGAGTCCTCTTTAGGCTCCATCCGTTTTAAATCGTATATAACACCTCCGGTTATCTGGTAATGCGGATAATACCAAAGGTAACCAAACAGATCTCCAAATCTGTATTGTTTTGGACGTTCATCTATACTTTTATACAAAACTCCATCTATTGATACAGTCTTATCTTCCGCATTATATTGGTAGACTGGAAGTCCTTTATAAGTATCTCGTCCCTCCAAACTTAGTTCCGGAGCAAACACATATGCACAGCTTCCAAATATTAGGAACATAACAACTATGAATGTTATGATCCTCTTCATTCCAGTCAT